CTCCATGGATGCAATGACCTTCAGGGATGGCAGGGGAAGCCCGGAAGCGGCCCTCTCTATGGCTTCCCAAGGGGTGGTTGCCCGAACCGTGATGTTGGCAATCCACCCGCCGTCATCGAACGACACCTTGACTCGGTACTTACGGACGGGCATCACCTTCTCCCCCTGTTGAGGGTGTCAGGCACAGTGCGGGGCGCATATAGCGGTTCCACGCCGCCTCTTCGATCCTTGTATAGGGTGCGGGAACCTGACCGTGATACAGGTACACTGCCATCTGGTCAGGGCGCTTCCACATGAAGCGGTATCGCTTCCTTGCCCAAGCGACGATCCGAAGATAGCGATCGGCAGCTTCAAGTTCAGTCAGCGGACCACGATCACGCATTGTATTCCACCTCTTTCACCCTCACACCCACAAGCGTGGCCACAGATTCAGGATTAATATCCATTAGAGCCCACTCCATGGCCTCTTTCGGATCAGCCGCATACAAGAACCATAATAGTGGTGATCCGTCCGAGAACGACGCCTTAACGCGGTATCTCTTGACCTGCCGCCGGTTCACCATCTCGCGTCATCCATTTCCAGCGACAGTTCCTGACACTTCTTGGACAGACTGTGATATGCCTTCGCCTTTTCCACGTCTCGTGACGCGCGGTTCCAAAAGTAGTCCCTCTTCTGTTCCATGATCTGTTGCATCGTCAGCATCACCCCAAACCCACCATCCATTTCCACCTCGCGTGTCAGGATGTCCCACAATGAGTGTTCCGTGCATGTCATGAGCGAACTCCTTCTTATATCCCGTTGTGCTTAAGTTGGTCTGCTAGGTCATCACACTCACAAGCATAATGTCCGTATATATAAGCCGTCTCCGGGTTGTCCCCCTCTTCGTGAAGGAGGCTCGCATACGTTGCCAATATTTCAGCCACGGCACGGAGGACGCTACCAGCGCCATCCGCAGCAATATGCGACGACAGGCTTTCAAGCAGAAGCGCATGATTATCGTTCATCACGACGCCCCTTCCCCACCAGCTCCCCACAACTCCGCAAGAAAGTCGTCGATCCCCATGGCGTCCTCGCTATAAGAGGCGCTGGCCGTCTCGCCCCACCAATAGCCCTCCACAAGATGGGTGCGCGTGTTGATCCAGATATTCGGGCCACCATAAGCGACACAGACGCGGGCGCCGAGATACGTGCGATCGCCACTGACAATGTATTCAATGTCAGTGGCGTCAGACAGATAATCACACCCCTCCATAATGCCGTGATCGTGGCCACACTCAGGGCAAACCCCGCTTTCGTCGTCATCCACATATTCACCGCAGTTGCGGCAGTCTCCCGAGTAGAACGCTCCACTCTCAATAACGCGAGCGATGGCGCGAACCTGTTCCTTCAGGTCGGACATAGGAGCCTCCATTCTGTCCATGGGCTTACCGATGCCCATCCACCAGGATGGACATGAGGAAACCCACGCCAGAGGTAGAGGGGTTATTTCCCCTCCACCCCTGGAGTGCTTTACTCACGCATGGCGGTTCACCTGCTCCAGCCACATTACCTCCCGCGCAGCTTGCTTCTCAGTGTTGTTCCGGTTCATGCCTCCTCCTCCTTTGGGCACATGGCCAGCGCCTGTGTCACGGCCTCCTCAGCGGTCGGGAAGACCCCGACGATGCGCGGGCGGATGCCCTTGGCCACGTCAGCGTCCGAGACGGTTTCCGCGTCCCGCAGGCGGTAGAGCAGACCGGGAGTGCCATCGGCCTCCATGCTCCGCGTCTCCACCACGGCGAAGCGCGACCGCGTGCCGGGAATGATTGCCTGCGCCAGTTCGGTGCCCTTCACCAAGACGTTCGAGGCGTTGTAGGGCAGTCTGCGCCAGTTCAGTGTCGTCACAGCTTCATCTCCTTCCGAGGGTCCTTCCCCTCAATCAACAGGTGGACGTATTGGTGCAGGTCCTGATTGCTGTGCCCCTCCACCCCTGGAGTGCTTGAGTCAAATATCTGCCGCCTCCATTTCTCGGGCCAGCTTTTCGGCCGCCCATCGGGCAGGGAAGCGTTCGAAGGCATCCCGCAGGTCATCGAAGGTGTAACCGTGGCGATACATGTGTGAGACATCGTCCGGGTGATAGGCTCGGCTAAGGTCCCATCCTTCGACGCAGTCACGTGTGAAGGTGAACCACGCCCCTTCCGCAACCCACTCATCCACGTCGGTAGGGTGATTGGCCCCGTCGGCGGTCATCCAGGCCCAGGCGATGGCGTCAAGCATGTCATCAAGACAGCGGTACAGGCAGCCGCCGAATTCGTAGCTCATGACTTCCTCCATGCTTCCCGAAGGTCACGCCCATATTCGATCGCCAGTACCCACGCGAGCGATACAGGGGCGGCAGCGGTTAGAATGATCAGCGTCCAGATATCCATGGCTGGTACCCTCAGAAGCCAAGCCAGAGATCGACAGCTTCGACCGATACCAGCCACGTCGGATAGAGACTGTCCCGAGGGACCACCTTGGCCACCCTGGACCACTCAGGGTCCGACGGGTCGAAAGGCAGAGCGGTGCAGTCCTCAGGAACCGCCCTGCCCCACAGGTAGCCGTCATGCTCATAAACGGCGAAGCCATAGGATTTCATAAGTCGACCAGCAGTTCCGATGGTCATCATCTCGCCAGAGACGATTTCACAGTGGATCTGAGACATAATCACCTCTCGGACCCTTTCATCATGTGTGGTAGGTTTCATCACACCACATCCCACTGCTCGCCATACTCCGCCTCATGCTCGCGGATGTACTGGTTGACGAATTCCTGCCCTGAACAAGGGGCCATCGTGTAGTGCAGTCTCTCGCGGATCATGTCGTCCATGTACCAGGACGCAGTCTCCATCGTGTGGGTGCGACCATTGATGATAACGATGTCGTCATCCGGGTATGGAGAGTAAACCATTTGCTTTCCTCTTTGTGGACTGTGAGCCTATTCGAAGGCACCATCAGATGCCTTCTGATAGAATCACGGTTTCGCCTTTCCTAGTTGGCTGGCATCGTCAGGCCCTGAGAACCACTCAGGACGACCGCGACCCGCTGGAAACCAGTCCCTAGGACTACCTAGGATCGCATCCGGGTCTTAGCCGGAATGACTACCAGTCGGGCGGAAGCTTATGCTTGGCGCTTCCCTGCCGTATCGGTTTCGAGGGTGGCTTGTGCTCCTCGCTGCCGATGACCCATTTCTAACTCCAGCGATGGGGCCGGTCAACAGATTTTTTGGACCAGGGCGCATTTTTTTTCGAGGGACCGTGGTCGGCGTGGGGTCGGCGTGGGGTTGGCGATTGGTGGGCCATGGCTTCTGTACAGGTGGAGCCTTTTGGCGGTCTTCTGGTGGGTCTTACAGCGCTGTCTGTGTGCCCGGCTAGGGCAGTAGCGGGCTGGTGTGTCTTGATGCTCTACGGGCCATCTGAGGGGCGGCGTGGGGCTGGCTATCGGTGGGCTTGTGGTGCGTCTTTGGGGCAAAAAAACCTATGATCAATCTCAGACGGCTAGAAAGGTTGAAAATTCAAGTAAACCAAAACGACCTAGGGCCAAACCCTAGCCACCACAAGCCACCACCAGCCCACCATCGGTGCACTCAAAGCGTCCCGTGGTGCATCTATGGGATTTGCAATCTACTGCGACCCCAGGCTTTCCGTAGGCTGCGTCGTGGTGTGGCGCAAATGCGGTGCAGCGAGGCCCCATCGTGCGCATAATAGCTCGCGCGTAGTGCGCCGCCTTCGGCTTGCGGCGTGGCGGCAGGATGCGACCAGGGCGGGAGGCCGGCAGGGCACCCCGGAGGGGGGTAGCAACGCTCCGCCGCATAGCGGTAACCCACTCAGATTTTTGACCCAAAGTAGCCCGGAGTCCCACCTCAAGCCCCTCCAAGCCCCTCCAAGCCCATCCAAGCCCCTCCAAGCCCCTCTGAGGCCCATTACAGCGCGATCTAGTGTCTTCCCCTAGTGACACTGCCTGTCTGGCCTCATGCCTCTAAAAGACCCCTCTGAGGGGCTATAAGCCTGGAAGACCCTCCACCTAGGAGGATTGGCTGGGAAGGGTGGTCCTGGATGGTCGAAGGATGGTGACACACTAGAAGTGCACCAGGAGTGCACCAGGAGATATCCTCTAGTGTGTCTTTATTAATGATCCTATATGGTGTTACCATTATAGAATAAGCTATAGATACACTCTGAGTTAGCTTAAAGTGTATCTATAGATTATCCTATAGTCTTCTTATAGTCCCACTATAGTCCCCCTAAGCGTCCTAGAGTGGTACCTAATTGAAAATGGTCTTATATCAAGGGGTTAGGAGGGGACTAAGTAATCCCCTCCATTATTGGTGTCTTTTATTTACTATGCGTCAGGGAGAGTATTCATCACTTCGAAGAGGGTCTTCAGACCGAGGTCTCCCGAATGGAAGTCCATGGTCTTGATGCCATCGCTGAAGCGAATTCGACCATTACCGTCACGAGTGATAGCAACAGTTCCGGTCTTACCAGCGACAGAGACAGTCAGGGTAGCGGTGTTGGGAAAGGTGAAAGCAGTCATTGCTGTTCCTGAGTGAGAGGGTCTTCAGTTACGGGAGGGTGAACCAGGAGCCACCCCCAGATGCACGTCTGGCCTGCTCAAGGCTCATGCCCATGGCCAGCCGATCGATAGTCAGGAGAGGCTGGTCTCCGAACGCAGCAAGCTCAGCCATAAGTAGCTCCTGCCTTCGGTCAGCCATGTGGCGGTCTTCATCATGGCCCATCTGCTCGACCCAATAGTTGACTGCACCTGCTAGAGCATCCAGGCGGTCATCATGGGCCAGGGCTCCCCGATCCTTGGTGATACGGCTCATCTGGTAGAAGAGCTGCATCTTCACCGCTTTCTCGGGCGGGTAGTCCTTCGTAGAGGCCATGTCCTGCTCGATCACTTTCACGTCCACCACGAGCCGATGCTGGTTCATAACCGGCTCCAGGGTGTCGATGATCCGCAGTTCCTTCTGCTTGCTGTGTCGAACCTCTTCCGTAGCGCAGGGATAGATGCGTCCAAGGTGAGGTTTAAGGAGCTGGGTGAACATCCCGTCTCCAAAGTTGCTCTCAACCTGGATCAGGTTGACCTTCTCCTGCTTGGCGATGTTAGCCAGGGCGATCAACACTTCGTCAGCATAGCCACCCAGGAGACCTCCTGCCCTGGTCACGAACAGGTAGCCGTTCATCATCTTTACCACGGCATAACCAGTCTCGTCCTTACCGCGGCCCGAGGGGTCGATGAACATGACCGCACCGGTATATTCGATCCAGTTACCCATGGTGGTCGCAGGGTGATGATAGCGGTCCCCGTTGAGGCCCACACAGTCCAGGTTCTGTATCACGGTGTCAGGGGTCGATGCCCAGATGATCTTCTCAGGAGCGACCTCAGGATTGCACCGCATGACCACTAGGTCGGACAGCTTGAGCGGGTAGCGATCCTGGTCGGACAGCCGGGTATCCAGCATGAACTGAAGGGCGAACCCTGAGCGGCCGTAGGAGGCTTCACGCTCCATGAGGTCGAAGTGGTCGAACCTCTTGGGGTCTGTAGGCTGGAGTTCCTTGTCAGGGCTACCATCCAGCACCTCAGCCAGCTTGGGCGCCAGACGATCACCGTAGACCGTCTTCCAGGTGCTCAGGGCTGGGTAACGGGCCGGCCAGATGCGCATCTCATAGCCACGCTCCGGGAGCTGGTTGTAGAGGCTGTCCTCGCACTGGGGGGTGCCCAGATAAATGATCCGGCCACCGGGCTTCAGGACAGCGTCGAACTCCTTGACACGCTCGGAGAGCTTATCGCGCATCCCCTGGGTCTCGGAGTTGTTGGGCACCTCGATGTCGTCACCGATGATGTAGTTGGCACGGCTGCCCGTGAGCTGCCCGAAGATGCCAACGGACTTGACGCTGGGTGAATGGTCGGCCCGCGCAGGGCCAACATCGAATGCAATCTTGGATTGCCTCTGGTCCGACCTGGGTTTCAGGTGGTGGAGCAAAGGCATCTCTGCGATCAGGCGAAGGGTGAAGGTGGAGAACTGGTCTGCTCGCTCCTTCGACGCAGACACGACCATGACCTTGGTCTGCGGGTCACGTAGTAGGAGCCAGCACACATAGGCGCTGGTGATCCACGACTTGCCTACCCCCCGGAACGCCTCGATAATCGAGCGCCGGGGACCGTGTTGCAGATATAGGGCAATGTCATACTGGACCGGGGTCGGGTCAGGGAGAAGCAGATGCTTCCAGACCAGATAGAGAAACACAGGGAAGCTCTCGAAGACCTTCCACATGTCTTCTGGGTAGTCGTTCCTCCACCACGCCTTCTCGGTATCTATGGACATAGAATACCTCGTGGCGGGCCTCAGAGGGGCCTAGGAGACGAATCTAGGGGTCTTTTGGTGTAGCCCTAGAGCAGAGAGCCAGATGACTCTCTAAGGGGCTCCCAGGCCCTCTTATGGCGGTGCTCACTGAAAGGGGATGTTGGTAGGCAGATCGGGGAGACTGTCCACCAGCTCCCGCATGGGCTTGTTCTTGTTGGGATCGGCGTTGACCCCGTGATCCTTCAGAAGCTGGCGGGCGACACTAAGGTCGGCTGCGGTTGCATCTCCGGACCTCACCTTGGTAAGAAGCTCCTGAACCAGGGCACCGTGCAGCTCCTGTAGCAGGTCATCAATGTTTGCCATGGTTAGCCTCCGAAGAGAGACGCGACCGACCCGGCGGTTGCACCAAGGCCGGCAGCGAGGCCCATGAGCCAGTGCTTCGAGCGCTCCAGATGGTTGATCCTGCCTTCCATCTCGCCGATTTTCTGATGCTGCTCAGAGAGCTTGTCGAGGATGGCATCCACCTTGCCCTCCACGTTACCAAGGATACGGTACAGGTCGTGATGGCTGATCTGTTCGTGCATCACGCGACCACCGATCCAGAGGCCGTGGTGTCCACCTCGATCGTGGCGCTGGCCAGAGTGTCAGCGGTTGCCCGCATGTAGTGGAACACGGAGACCTCTTCGGCCCCGTCTTCGGTGAAGGTGGCGATCGTGACCCAGGAGTGGGCCGGGGTCATGCGACCCTGGATGTTTACGTTGCCCGTGCCTCCATTGAAGGAAGCCTGGACGAGAGCCGTGCGGTTGCCTCGCTCGGCCCCCTGAATGGCGAAGGTCTCGCCGTCTGCGTCAACAGTGACGCCGGTCATGAGCGTGGTCATGTCACTCCGTAATGCGCAGAAAGGGGTGGAAAGAATGGTGCTAAGCTCGTCACCTTCGATGTATTGATCGAACGCGAGCCAGTCCCTGTGATTGCCCTGGTCAATCCTCTTGTCAGGCTCATGGAAAGCCTTCTCGAAGGGTGGTGGCGCCCCCTGATGGTTCAAGGGGCGCTCTGAAGTCAGTCCTCAGAGGACTTGGGCGAACAGCATGTAGGTCGTACCGGAGTTGTTAAAGTCGCCCTTGACGATGACGCTTTCGTTGCTGATAGTGATCTTGTCATCGCCAACGGTCGTCCCCACAGCCCTCATGGCTACCTGTCCGGCCTTGTATCCGCTCAGGGCGTAGACAGTGACAACTCCAGGGCGGAAGGGTAGAGACAGTGTCTTCCCTGCGCCCATACCGTCGCCGGTGTACTCAACCACATAGGACGATCCGGTAGCGAATGCCTTAAGGGTCGTTGTGTTGAAGTTGGAAAGCCGCCAGTCACTCGGGAAGATGTTGTCGCGGATCACGTGGTTGGACACGGAGGGGGTCCCTATGAGCCCCACGAAGTAGCTGTTGAGTGGCATGGCGGGGGTAATCATCATATTCTCTGTGATGATCAGACCATCGACCGTACCATACTCAGAGATTCTCACGGGGTATCGCCGGACTGATCCGGCATTATCCAGGCAGACGTCATGCATGGTATTGCCGCGGATGATGATGTTCTTGTTGGTTCCCGTTATCGAGAACACATCGCCGGTCACGCGGGTGAACGAGTTGCCGGTTATCTGGAGGTTCGTGCAATTCGAGAAGTACACGCCCCCGCGCATTTCATACTCGTAGCCGGCACTATTGTCATACATGCCGTAGACTACATTGTTGGAGATGATACTGTCAGACCCGCCGTCGATCCGGAATGCTGCGTCTGAGTCGACACCGGAGTTGATCAGAACGTTGTCGGCCAGGAGACCGCGGGTCAGGTAGCCCTTGAAAATTCGAGTACGAGTGTCGATGAAGTTGGACGTGAAGCTGATCCCATTAACGTTCTCAGCGTTATTTCCATCAACCCTCAGGATAATGCCACCGGTCGCTCCGTGGAACCGATTGTTCCAGATCGTATAAGCTCGTGGACCAGACGATGGATAGTGGTCAGGGTTGGGGTTAGCTGGGACCTCGTAATCCTCAGGCCAGTCCAGTACGATCCCGTCCACGAAGTACACCATCAAACAGTCTCGGATATAACACCCACGTCCGACGACTTTGACCAGCGTGTACGCATCACCAAAGGTGCAGTTGTTGAAGTAGATGTCAACGTCACCGTTGTTACTCCCATCCAAAGTGTCTTCGCCCCACACCAGAATATGACCTACGTTGAAGTTACCGAACTCGTCCCTGAACCCCTTACCCCTCAGAGCGATGCCATCGAGCGTACACGGCCAACGCACATACATAAGGATGTCATCCTCAGCGCTGGGGTCCATGATAATCTGCGCCTTAGTGTAGGTACCGATGTTGGGGTGCTCAGAGAAGATTCGCTGCTTGTAGGTCTTGACTTCGAGGGTGGAGGTGATGCGGTAAGTCCCTCGGAGGCGAACATTCTTCTTGCTGTCCAGGGCCGCCTGAAGCGCACTCGTGTCATCGTTGGAGTTGTTACCATAAGCGCCCCACCACTCGGGCATAACGATCTGACCATCGTAGACACGCTTCCAGCGGCCGGTACCGCCGGCAGACGGGGCCAGGATCAGACCACCGTCAGCTTTCGCGGTGGAGCTTGAGTCCCACCGGAAGTGGCCATTACCAGCATCGCCAGCCTCGTGGTAGCCCAGGACCATCACGGTCTCATTGTCTCCCATGCCACTCATCGCCACAAGATCAGCGATAGTGGCGACAGTCTTGACACCTTCGTGGGTGTACTTCGAAAGTTCTCGTGCGTTGCTCATAAACTCTGTCTCAATGATCACACAATGCGCAGCCAGATATAGACCGCGATGTAGGGCTGCATGTTGTTGTGCTGGGTGTCACCACCGGTGGAATCAATTGTGATGCTATGGGAGTGTACCCCTGCCTCGCTGGTGGTGACTGAGCTGTTCTCAGTGTTGTGATACACCCACGGGACACCGCCACCTGTCGCCTCACCTGTGAAGACACTGACGCTGTGCGTATGGTTGCCAGCCGCATCCGTAGAGCCGGTGTGCGTGTGGTCTGGCATCTCGGCTTCCACCAGGAGATGCTGGTATGCACCACCTTCATTCCCCGCAGCGAAGGTCCGTACCTCGCCACGGCTGTCCTCGAAGGTACCGACACCGATCGGCACCCTGCCGGCACCGAATGGTACCCACGTGCCGAACCCAAGGAGGGTCTCGGGGTTGGTCCCATCCGAGGCGTTGAAGTACAGCGAGCCCACCGGATAGAGGACCGACAGGTCGATGCTGGATAGCGCGGTGCTGACTGCCGTGGTCACAGCATCGGCAACCTTGGTATCGATCTCGGTCTGCGTGTAGGTGTTCGCCACCTCGAAGGTGGACCAAGCCCGGATCAGAAGCTCATCCCCCTCAGAGGCAGCTTCAGTCAGCGTCAGGCTTTCCCCATCGACGGCCAGGAAGTCCACCCCAGGGACCAGCCCAGCGCCGTTGAGGAACACGTCGATGTGGTCCTGCACATAGTCCAGGGTGTGCCCATAGTCGTCCTCACCGGTCACCACAGCCTGACCAGAGGCCAGCGTGAACCGGTAGTCGAAGCGTGTCACCTGGGCGGGGATCGCTTCGAAGGAATTCCAGACACGGACGGTCAGCTCATCGCCTTCATTGGCCGGCTCAAGAAGAGTCAGGCCCATCCCATCGTTGGCCACGTAGTCGGCTCCAGGCGTCAGAAGGGCGCCGTTGAGAGCCACGTCCAGGTTTCCGATGATGTAACCAAAGGAAGCTCCAACATCGTCCATACCACTGATCACGGTCTGACCGGATGTCAGGGTGAACCGATAGTCTCGCCGGGAGACCTTCACCGGGGTGCCGTATTCGTCCGATGTCCAGACGTTAGGAAAGGCGGTATGGTTTGCAGAATAAACCCGCCCCTCACCCTGGTTCCTCAGTACCTCAGAGGCGAACAGGCCATCGATCAGGTCCGCGCCCTGCGTATCAACGTTTACCGGGTTGGAGCTTGCGTCCGTCTTCTGGACTCGGCAGGTGAACTCCCCGACAACTGACGTCAGCGGAAGGGTGATTGTGACGGGGCCTGAGGCTGCATCCACCACGAAGATGGTTTCGTCATCTGCCTTAACGACCGTGTAATCGCTGGTTACAGCCTTGACCTTGTAGCGGACCAGCTCTTCTACGAGGGTTGCAGCCTCATCCCGGTAGCCCCTGGAGGCGTCACGGGCATCTCGTGCCTGGGCAACGCTGGTCGAAAGGTCTTGCTTGACCCACGCCTTAGTCACGGCATCCTGGTCATCGACCGGATCAGCCACGTTGACAATGCGCAGACCCCGGGCATCGAAGGTGTTCTCTTCGGTCTTGCTGATCGTATTGGAGACCGCAGTGGAGACCGCATCGTTGGCTTCCTGGACCACGAAGAGAAGCTGGTCAGTCATGTTGTCCAGGTCACGCTCTTCAAGCGTTGAGCCGTCCTGGAAGTCCACCACCCGCTCATCGATCGGGGTGATTCGACGGACTTCGACAATAGAACCGCTGGCCGGCTTGGAGCTGGTCTTGATGACCGCGTCGTTCAGCCACGTGAAGGACACTGCCTCCCCGTCTACCCGAACAACGATGTGTTCCTTGAGAAGGTAGG